TCAATGGCAAAATCAGAGCTGTTAAAATATGGTAATTCTGTAACACAGAAAAGCATTTACACTTCTGGTAAGGGAACAACAAGTGCTGGATTAACAATTGGAATGGTCAAACTTGCCGATGGAACAATGATAGCACAGGCAGGTGTNTTACCTTTATGTAATAATGGTTATGCATACATTGACGAATTTGATAAGATGAACAAAGATGACAGAACTGCAATGCATGAAGCAATGGAACAACAGACTGTAAGCATAGCGAAAGCTGGTGTCAATTTGACACTTGACGCAAAGACCAGTATTCTCGCAGCAGCNAATCCAAAGTTTGGAAANTATGATGACTCATTTGGCTTTAATGGATAANATTAACATACCAAGTCCGTTACTTTCAAGATTCGACTTGATATGGTTAATCAAGGATAAGGTAAGTCAGATAGAAGACAAAGCAAAGGCTGATCACATATTAGATGGTTTCACAAACAAAGAAGCAGATAAAACCTGNAGGTTTACAGAAAGAGANTTNACTGCGTTTGTTAACTTGGCAAAGAAGGAAGAACCAGTGTTGGATAAAAATGTAAGAGATGAAATAATAGCAATATATCAGAAACTAAGACAGGCATCAAATAACCAGTTTACAGTTGGTATAAGACAGCTTGAGGCTTTAATCAGACTTTCAATGGCACACGCAAAACTAAAGTTTAAACCAGTAGTAGATATTGACGATGTGACCGTGATAAAAGAACTCTTAATCTCAATGTATATGAACTTCGATATAGACTTGAAGGCAGGAGGCACACAATCAAAACTATTCACTACAGGCAGAGCATCAAAGGAACAAACATATCACCAGATATGGCAAGAATGTGCAGACTCTGAAGGTAAAGTTGACATAACCGAGTTCATGAAGAAGTTAGAAGAGAAAGGTGTAACTAATCTTGATGCTACTAAACTATTTCATAGATGGGAAAACACAAACACAATAAAGTTGATGGCAGATGGGACATACAAAAAAACAAAGTAAGGAAGTGTCTCAGAACACTAATATAGTAGAAGACCCTACAGAGGGTATGCCTGAAACGAAGTTAGAGTTACCTGAAACGAAATCAATACTAGACTTGAAAATTAATCAGCTAGAAGGTGTCGGTGCTGTAACAGCAAAAAAATTACAGGACTTTGGAGTATCATCTTTACATGATATATGTGTAAGAGGTGGCAGAGAAATTTCTGAGATAACAGGAGTTACAAAATCCAAAGCTGATCAATGGGTATTCAACGCACAAAAGATACTTGAAGATAATGATCTAGTAAGAAAAAGTGACATGAGTGTAGTAGACTTGATGGAATATCAGTCAAACGCCCCTACCCTACAGACCAAATGTAGTGCTGTAGATGATCTTATGACAGGTGGTGTCAAGCCAGAATGTACATATGAAGTCTATGGAGAATTTGGATCAGGTAAGACACAATTCTGTTTTACATTAGCATCTCAGGCTTTATCAGAAGGTGAAAACGTTGTATGGATAGACTGTGAAGATACTTTTCGTCCAAACAGAATACTTGAAATAATGAAATCAAGAGAGTATGTTACTGATAAGCAAAGTATGGAAGATGCATTAAACAGAATAACATATTTCTATGCACCACAAACAGAAGCATTGATGGGAACAATTAACGCATTATCAAAAACAATGGACGCAAAGAGACCAAGACTTGTGGTAATAGATGGGTCTATAGGACAGTTTAGAGAGGAATATCTTGGTAGAGGGACTCTAGCAGATAGGCAGAATCAGATAGCAAGATTGATGACTCATTTGAAAAACATATCATATTACTTTAAGACAACAGTTGTATATACAAATCAGGTACAGACAGATCCTTCAGTGATGTTTGGTGACCCAGTAAAACCAATAGGAGGCAATGTTGTAGGTCATGCAGCGACATATAGGATTTATTTCAAGAAATCGGGTAAAAAACGTATAGCAAGAATGGTAGATAGCCCAGAACACCCACAAGCAGACGCAGAATTTACGCTAACTATAAAAGGGATAGAAAACAAAGTCGATTGATGAAGGGAGATCAATCCACGGAAAATCATGGAACTTATTGTTTGGCGTGTGGTCATTATGATGAAGTCCACTTTGTAGAAACCGATTGTGATTGTATATGTCACGATGACTAGGGGATATTGCTGCTTTCAGTGTGGTCATTGCACCGATGAAGTTATATCAGAAATGATGGACTGTAAATGTAAATGTCATGGTTAAATGCCGAAATTGCCTAAAAGAAAAGACCAAGTTAAATAAAAGAAAGTGGTTTAGTGATTATTATTCATGCCTTGATTGTAAATATGAGTGGGAAGTGGCTTAGAACATTTATATACTAGTTAAGGCGTAACGTTAATATGTGGCTAGACCATTACTATAAAGAACTACAACCTTCTAAAAGTGTGGCAAGGTTTAACGAGTCGTTTTCCTGCATTGATGCCACGTATTTTCTTTAAGGGGTTTATAAAGGTTGCACACCCGTCAGAGAATGCGTTCCAGTAATCGAAAAGCAGTTTTATGGTTGTTAAAAAATGGTTATGATGATATTTGGCTAAAAGCCCATGGTAGAAGACATGACTTAATCTATACTACAGGAGAATGGTACAGGGCACTTGATCTTTGGAATTTATATGATGGCATATGTTTTGATGATGTTGGTAGGTTAATTCTTATCCAGATAAAAACAAACTCTTGGGCTAAAGCAGAGCCAATCAAAGAGTTTTTAAAGAATAAGAAGAATTTAATAGTACTTGTGATAAATGTGAAAGGTTCTGGTAAAAAATGGGAGGTGTTAACAAAAGAGTATGACAGTCATAATAGGAAAAGGCGAAAAAACTGCTCTAGAAGTATTAAAGGAAATATACGGAAAGAACGTAGAGTACAGCACACAAATACAGTTTAAACATTTAATGAACCGTGAGTTCGTAGATGATCTTTCTGAAAGGCAACAGAAAGAAACTATAGACATTGTATTGTTCTCAGGGTTTAATCCAGTATGTGTCAGAGTACAGGGTGGTGATCACACTGGTATATTAAAATCAGCAAGAGATACCGTACAAAAACAAATGTTAGAATGGTGTAACTGTATTGTTGTTGATCTTTGGTTTCATGACTGTCCAGAACTATTCAAGGAGAAATTAAATGACGAGTCTAGAAGAGAAGTACGTGAAGCACTTGACCGTCTAGCACTCTAATCCCATTCTATAACAATAATCATAAAAGCCGTCTTGTGGTATATTATTCGTATTAGTTCCTGCGTTTATTGTTGGTAATTTAAAATCACCTTTCCAGTCAGTTATGCCTACATCAAATTCACCTGAACCTATTGCTGCAACACCACATACAGATACTAAAACTATCACTGTTATATAAATTCCAAATTTCTCATAATCCATTCCATTCACCTCCTATCTATATAGCCCGTGTGGCTCACCTTTTGGTTCAGAAGTTTCTTGGTCATCATGTTCGTCCGTAAGAAAATGATGCATTAAAGTTATTTTCTGCTGAAGTATTTTATCATTCATTTTTACAAAGGCAACCTCTATTTCACCATAACTAATCTTATCCTTCTCAAATGCATCATCTATCAAAGTATCCAAACCGTCATAGAATGCATCTACTATATCTAACCTAATATTTGCTTCTTCACTCGTATCAGACATGCTTTATAAGTGTTTTAAACATTATTAAACTTTATGCCTAACTTTGGCTATGATTACCCACAACATAGATGAGAAAGTTTAATTATCAATAAAAGTTCCATTCCATATGAGCCATGATAAATGTCTATGTGACTTTAAAATAGTGGGGGAGGATAGGGGTTGTTTTTACGATCAGACAAACAGATGTCTTATATATCTTCACCATCATGAATCTTTAAGTGATCTTTACATGACAGTACAACATGAGCTTATCCACTTTTGTCTTGCTAAGCTAGATGAATCAGATGAGATGGACGAAGTACAGGAAGAGTCACTAATATTTCATATGGCTTGGGCTGAAGAAATCTTATAGCGTCTAGGCTTGTTTCTAACTAAACCATTACAACAAGAACATCTTAACCTACCAAATGCTTTTGACTCTCTAACAAGATATTTTTTATTGATAAACTTGGCACAACCTTGGCAATAATGATTATCATACCCTATGAATTTTTGAAATCTTATACAGACTCCGTTACACATCTTTTATCATCTTATTTACTTT